TATTCAGATTTTTTATTTCACCATGTATCCCACGCAACGTTATTGTATCAATAGCAGCATTAGGATTGCCTTGGGGTGGAATTTTAATGCCGCCAAAGGTTGCTCCAGACGCTATTGGAAATTGCGTATTCCAAGATTGCATAGCCTCATTCTTTGCATTTCTACTTTGAGGCTTCTTAGGGGCTCTAGCCATTTTGATTCTTTTCTTCTTGTTCGGTTAAATGTTCTAGCAAAAACTGTAGATATATGTCTCTCTCAAACGGTATCATTCCATCTAATTCCGTTAATGAATATTTATGATACTGCATCATCGAAAAGTTGATTTTATAATAACTCGCTAGATTCGTATGACAAAGACTTATGTAAAAAAATCTTCAAAACCAGAAATTAAAGTTTCTACATCTTCTTCACATTTTTCACATTTATATTTAACATCAAGTCTACTCACCGGCATAGTATTAAAGAAATTAGTAATCTTATCAAACTGTACTTTAGATAGACTTTCTAAAAATTCAACAGCGTCCGGTTTAGAAAATTCATCATATACCGTTTCCTTATCATATGCATATTCAATACTATTAGCAAAAACATCAAGAACATTATTTGCTGTTATATCTAACATACTCTTCACGGAAGAGATAGTAGGATATTTCATTTTCACACTAATTTCTTCTGTTAAATCTATCTTATCGGAATGGGCTTCATTTCTCTTATGAATGATTTCATCAAGTCTCACAGTAACAGTATTCATATGTTCACAGTCTTCTTTATCATGTTTAACTTGAAATTCAGCAGATTCACCTACACTTTTTGCACGAATATGTAAAAATAAGTATTCGAAGTCAAAATAAGGCAAAGTATATGGATCAAGTTCTGGTGATATTACACAGTTACTCATCATTTGACATACTGAATTAATCATTTCATTTTTCTCACCACTCTCGGCGGCAAAAAGGAGTAACTTTTCTTCTTTCACTAGAAACGGTCTATATTTTACTTCTAATCCATTTGATGGCAAATTAGTAGTGTACTCGGGTGCCACAATAATAGGTAACGCCATTTATCTTATCTCCTTATTATATAATTCAATTGTTCTCAAACTATCTTTCCTAAGTAGTATGATTTACGGTGCCTTTTGGGAAAGTCGGATATGAACGAACGTTAGATGTCCCACGTCCAGTTCCAGTATCTTGCAGACCACCGGCTGATCGGCGACCCCCTCCACCACCTGAGCCATCGCTCAGACCACCAGTAAGCCGTTCGACATTGCCACCAGAACCAGTATCTTGTAGCCCTCCTGTCATTAGTTTGGTATTTTCCGCGGCATTCTGGCGAGCAACTTCCGCAGTTCTAGAGTTCGGCGCACCATCCTGTAATCCACCCATCATCGCCTCGCTAGTGCTGACATTATGTTGTTCATAATATCTATATGTAAAGGTGACATTGAGTTTAGCAAAATCACTAGAACCCCAATCAAGTTGAACGGGCGAAATAACTGATGGCCAAGCTTCTATTAATTTAGTTCTATATGTAGCTCGACTATTTTCATCATAATTCCAGATCTCTACCGTTCCTTTATAATCATCATAATAACCAGCATTAAATCTATTGCCGCCAGGACTTCTTTTCGTTCTATGAGGTCCTGTTATTACATCTACCCATTTATCAAAATATTCTTTTTCATTGTAGTCATCACTTAATATAAAAGAAATAGCAGATTCTAAATATACAGCAGAATAGCCCATCTTTCTTGTCGGACCCACATCAAAGAAATCAGTAGTTGCTACCGCTCTTCCTGGTAGAGATACGTTTTCTGCTCTAAGCGTAAGATCGCTTTTACCACCAATCTTAGAAGTTATATAAACTTCAAAATGACTACTCTTAGCCGGAGGATTTTGACTCAAATTAGACATGAAACGTTGTATATTTAAAGCCATTTATTTAGCCATCCTTCTAGAATCTGCCCATACTTTAGAAGAAGAAGATTTCGCGAATTTCTGTAGAGGCATCATAAGAGCAATGTCCCATTCGGCAGAAGAAATCTCGATAAACCGTGATCGTACATGATTAGTTAAATATCTCTTAAATGTAGGTCTAAACGCTTTATATTTAGCTACACTATTCAGTATACCATAACTTAATCGTAATCTAGTATTTTCATCATAACGTTTGTCTTTACTTAGACTATATAAAGCATCCATTAATACGGCCCTCAACTTATGCGGTAAGTAATGCATATTGATACCATAAAAACCATTCTCTGTCTTTTCTACAGGAAATATTAGTGGGTATCTATCATAATATGGCAAAGTATCTTTATGTTTGGGATCATAATTAAATAGATACATCTTACCCATCATAACACGATTCTTATATCTAGCCTTTTCACCCCTGATTACAGATTCGGGATTAACTGTAGTCTTAGTAGCAGTATTTCTAAACCAATCTCTAGACTGTTGAGTCCTTGCAGGTATCTGGCCTGCTCGAACCCCTTGGGCTAGTATCTCATCAAATACTTTCGAAACCATACGTTTTTCCTATTGACAAAGCACACGAACTGTTGTATACTATTTATATGATGAAACAGAAGATTATTATGGAAATTGACATGGTACCACAAGGAATCGAAGGTTGGGTTGAAAAAATCACAGAGCATGGAGATCATTACGCTTTGGGTGCTCTATCTAGCTGTCTTGAAGATATGTTAAAAGCTAAAGAAAAAAACTGTGAATGGTGGGAGAATAGTATTACTGAAACGTCTAAAGTAATATTAGAAGCCTATAAAAAAGTATACAATAGATAGGAAGAAAAAATATGAAACTAGTAACAGCGATTACCAAGCCCTTTAAACTTGATGATGTTAGAGAAGTTTTGAGGGGGGTAGGTATTTCTGGTGTCACGGCGTCTGAAGTCAGAGGGTATGGCCGACAACAGGGGCATACTGAATTGTACCGAGGCGCTGAATATAGCGTAGATTTCTTACCAAAAATTAAACTCGAAATTGTAGTAAATGACAATCTTGTTGAAAAACTTATCGAAGAACTATCAGCGGAATTAAATACCGGTAAAATCGGCGATGGTAAAATCTGGGTAACACCAATTGAAACCGTGGTGCGTGTACGAACAGGCGAAACTGGAGAGGATGCAGTATGACTGAAATCTCATATGCGTTAGATACATTCTACTTTCTAATCAGTGGTGTTCTGGTTATGTGGATGGCAGCAGGCTTTACTATGCTAGAAGCTGGTATGGTTCGTACTAAAAATGCTGGCGAAATTGTAATGAAAAATTTCGCCCTATATGCAGTAGCATGTATTATGTTTCTTGCAGTGGGCTATAATATTATGTATACTACGCCTGGAGAAATGTTTGTATCAGTAGATTATGAAGCCGCAGATGCCGGTCGTCTGGCTGGGATTATAAACAACGAATATAGATACTATTCTAAGATGAGTGACTTTTTCTTTCAATTAGTATTTGTGGCTACGGCAATGAGTATTGTTAGTGGAGCAGTAGCAGAACGAATGAAACTCTGGTCTTTTCTAGCATTTGCAGTAGTAGTGACAGGCTTTATCTATCCGATTCAAGGCAATTGGAGCTGGGGCGGTGGCTGGTTAAATGCAATGGGCTTTAGTGATTTTGCTGGTTCTGGTATTGTTCATATGTTTGGAGGTGCGGCCGCATTGGCTGTAGTACTTCAATTAGGTCCACGCAAAGGCAAATACGACGCGGATGGTAAACCACGGGCTATTCAAGGATCAAATCTAATATTAGTTGGATTGGGGACTTGGATTTTATGGATGGGCTGGTTTGGATTTAATGGTGGTTCTCAGTTAAAATTAAGTACCTTTGGTGATGCTAATGCAGTGGCACAAATCTTTGTTAATACTAACATGGCAGCCGCTGGTGGTTTACTTGCTACTATGATTGTTTCTAAACTACTAACTAGCAAAACAGATATCACACTAGCATTAAACGGCGCACTAGCGGGACTTGTTGCTATTACAGCAGATCCATTAAGTGGTAGTGCTTTAGTATCAACGTTAATTGGTGCTGTTGGTGGTGTTCTTGTTTACTTTAGTATTATCATGTTAGACAAACTAAAGATTGATGATCCGGTGGGTGCTATCAGTGTTCATGGTGTAGTAGGTATTTGGGGTGTATTAGCAGTAACTATTACAAATTCAAGTGCTACACTATTAAATCAGTTAATAGGTATTGGAGCTATTGCTGGTTGGACTTTTGTAACAGCTAGTATTGTTATCTATATTGTTAAGAAAACTATGGGTATTCGTGTTTCTGATAAAGAAGAACATGATGGTAGTGATATTGAAGAACTTGGTGTAAATGTTTATCCTGAGTTCAAATCAAAACTCTGATAAATACGATGGAGAAAGCTGCAAAGCTTTCACAATAAGGAGATTAAAAAGAAATGATAAAAGAACTTATTATCGGTGTTGCACTTGCAACTTGTGTTTCGTCAGTAGCAATAGCGGAAGTAGCTGCCCCCTATAAGATTTTACCTCCGGTTGATTTCTCTGTCATGACAGACACAGCCTATAATGTAACCACTAAAACTGCATCAACTGAGTTTGGGGTTGTTGCTGGATACGAGGGCGTAGAAATTGCCTTACTCCCCGTGTATGATTGGGATAGTGCGGAAATTTCTGATATTCAATTATCCGCAGCCTATACATATGAAATAACATCAGCCTTTGCTCTTGTACCATATGGTGAGTACCATGTGGATAAAGATATGACAGAAGTTAGTAAAATTGTTGGTATTAAAACAATTTATAAATTCTAGCTTTAAAGGTTAAGGGGTTCCTTACAAAAACCCCGCTTTCTTCCTAAGAGATAATTAACAGATGCTGTAATTCTAATTTTGCATCTTCAGGAAGTATATCAAACCATTCCCCCTTTTTTCTCTTATGACTTAGAGTGCGGTGTATTTTTTTCTCCGCAATTCTCATTTCTTTCTCAGTGTCAAATTCTATACTATAATGGATTTGTATCTTCTCTGGATTACCAGTCTGTATAGCTCGCAATCGAGTTTCTAGATTGTTTGTAAATCCTATTTTAGTAGGGCCCTTCGATGGGCCTATTGCATACACATAATAAGTCATGATTTTATTCCCAAATCCTTTTCAGTTAGTACCATGAATTTCCATTTTCTATCTAGACAATATTCACTGGCTGCTCGCCATTTCATTTGATTTACTGTATATGTATACACTTCTTTTATGTATTTTTTAGTATTTCGTGCCTGTGTCTTAGGAGGATCTTTTTGATATTGAGGTTTAACTTCTATCATTATAGTTTCGATAGAACCAGTGCGTTGTTTTATTTTAATAATAAAGTCTGGAAAATATCTTCGGGCTTTATTAGTGACGGGATCGCGGTAAGGAACAATAACTTCTTCGCTGGCCCACCATAAAATATTATCATTCAAATCAAAGTAGTTCATACAACGTGCTTCCCAAGAAGATCTATATACTATCTTCGAAGAGTCACCTTTATACTTTTTTGGGTTGCGAGGTCTGAATTTACCTGAATAAGCCATATAAATAGTATCAATAATAAGTTTTCTCTAAGGGTATTTATATGGCTTTCAAGATCGATTTAGCTTTTCCGGGAGATGTGAGTTCTCATGAGCAGTTCATGTATTTTCGTCTACTTGAACAATATAAGTTTAAGAGAAATGACCCCGCAAATATAGATTGTTACTGTACGATAGCTTTACCATTACCCACAAATCTTGGTACAGCATATGCATCTACATATTCTAATGAAAGTTTAGGTATGGTCGGCAATATGGCCGCTGGAGAAGCACCAGCTATAGCGGAGGCTCTAAAGAAGAGTTTAGACGGCAACTTTAAAGGCAGTGTTGATCAACTCAAGTCGATATCTGCTAGAATGGCACCGAATGGTGGTAAAGAATTACTAAAAAAACTTGCTATATATCACGGCGAGGCCGCTGCAATTGCCGCTGGGGCCTTCGCTGCCA